CAAACAAAAGTCAAACTTATTCGTAATGTTGAAAATGAAGTTCAAATGAACATAGAAAAAGAAAAGCACTACTCAATTAGTATCACTCAAGGCGATACGACAGTTTCATTTGGCATAAATGACATAGAATCCCCATATGTGAATAAAATAAGGATAATACAGAAATGAAGTTCTTTACATCTTGGAAGATTGTTTTTCTTGTCTTAATTGGTTTGATTGCATTAAGAATCCAAGATGGATGGCTTGTCGAGATAGCAAGATTAAAGACGTTTGATTATTATCAGGTGCAAAAGGGACAAACACCAAGCGATCAAATTGCAATTGTCGAAATTACGGATGATGATATAGAGAATTTTGGTCAATGGCCATGGCCCAGGGATAAAATTGCATTCATAATCGATTCGATCAAGGCATTCAAACCTGCATTGATTGTCATGCCAATTATATTCTCGGAGCCAGATAGATTTGGTAAAGATCAAGATCTTGCAAATGCACTAGAAGGTGTTGTCATATCACAGGCACCATCAAATAAGGCATCAAATGATGAAGGTTCTTCGCGAGGAATTGCAGTAGTTGGCGAGAGTCCTCTAAAATGGCTACAGAAATTCAACGGGGTTGTTCGACCACTAAAGATGTTTGAAGAAAAGGCCGTTGGTGTCGGCGTTCTTGCAGCATCTGGAGAGTTGGATGGTGTCGTAAGAAGAATACCTATGGTTGTTCGAATTGACAAGAAGAATCCAAAGAAAGGATTCTATGAAGAATTATATCCGACACTTTCCCTTGAAGTCATTCGTTCATTGACGGGCGATCCAAGCTATCAAATGAAGGTTGGAATAAACGGCGTAGAATCAGTTCGTATTCCCAAATTTGAAATCATAAACACGGATTCAAATGCTAGAGTCTGGATCAAGTATGACAAGGAATTTGATCGTAGACTAATCTATCATATGGATGATATCGAAAACAAAATAGTGATTCTAACGATATCGGCCGAAGGTCTTGCGACAAATGTACCAACTCCATATGGAACAAGAAACATCGCCGATGTTCAAGCAGCAATGATATCAACTCTAATCAATGGAGATAGTCTAACAAGATTGGATTATGCCGATGCAATAGAATTGATCGCTCTATCTTTGATTGGATTGTTGTTCATAGTGCTTGTTCCGAAATTGAAGATCTGGCAAACAATTCCTTTCTTTGCCGTAATTTCCGCAGGAATCGTTGGATTTTGCTTCTATATGTACGAAATGAATATTCTATTCGATTACTCATTTCCTTTATTTACAATTACTCTAGTATTCGCATGGCTAGTCTTTAATAACTTTGCAAGAGAGTTTAGACTAAAGCAACAAATCAAGAAGCAGTTCCAGTCTTATCTTTCAAAAGCACTTGTAGAAAAGCTACAGAAAAATCCAGAGCTATTGAAGCTTGGTGGAGATAGTAGAGAGCTATCGATCATGTTCACAGACGTTCGTGGATTCACATCGATTAGTGAACACTACGGAGAAAATGTTCAAGGATTGACTCAGATCATGAATCGCTACATGACAGCGATGACAGCAAAGATCCTTGAGAATGAAGGCACGCTGGACAAGTATATTGGTGATGCACAAATGGCATTTTGGAATGCGCCGCTTGATGACAAGCAGCATGCCAAGAATGCAGTTAAAACCGCTTTAAGCATGTTAGGAGATCTAGATGAGTTCAACAGAAGCATTGCAGCTGAAGGCGTTCCTCCTTTCGGCATGGGTCTTGGTATTAATACTGGTATGGTTGTTGTTGGGAATATGGGAAGCGATCAGCGTTTCGATTATACTTGCCTCGGTGATGCTGTCAACCTTGCTAGTCGTCTTGAAGGACAAAGCAAACCATACGGAGTTAAACTAGTCGTTGGTCCAAAGACAGCAGAGTATGTAGCCGACGAATACTTTGTCATTGAACTTGACACAATTGCAGTCAAGGGCAAGAAGCAAGGTGTCAACATCTATACCGTGATTGGTACAAATAGAGAAATGGAATTCTTGAACTATGCACCATTTCGTGAGATGCACAACATGATGTTGGACGATTATCGATCAAAAAACTTTACGCGAGCACTATTATCTTGCGAAAAACTCATGACTGCGTTCAATGGACAAATGAAGAACTACTATTCGATGATGATTGAACGTTGCGAAGATTACATCAAGAATCCACCACCTGCTGATTGGGACGGAGTGTACAGGGCTACTTCAAAGTAAATGTAATTAGGCAGAGACCAATCCCGGATACTAATCCGATCATGAATCCTGCCCATAACATTGCTATTAGATCTGATGTCTTATAGTTCATTTTGATTTTTCTGTTTGAACATGATGAAGTGTTTTGAAATGCTGATGATACAACTCTTTGTATAAAAGATTTCTAATATCAAAAAATCATCATCTTTTGCCATAAAATATAAATTGCCTATAATTTTTTCGTCATTATCTCTAACGATTGTAGATTTTGCAGTACGCTTGAATCCATCGCTTTCCAAGCTTTTCAACATATCTATAGTATCACCACATAAAACTGGTTTTGTTAACCAAACAAACTGATCATTTTCAGCAAATGCTCTGGGGCTAAACAAAAGCCCCAGAGCTAGCAAACATCCTATAATTTTAGTCATTAGAACATTATCCTTATCTGTGCTCCGATAATGTTATTTACCATGCTTTCCTTCTCTTGTATTGCATACTTTAGCATGATAGAAGAGTTCTCGTCTAGAGCATAAGAGAATCCAACAAAAGCTGTCTTTGCTTTATTGGTTTCAATCATACCTTCAACGACACCAGTCATGTCTTGAACGATATCTTGTTCAAATCTAATGCCGCCGTGACCAGTAACTTCAAAGTCGCTTCTACCACCATGTCTTACCGCAGTAAGATTTGGCCCAGTTTCAAATACTCCATTTCTATAATCATATTCAAATTTTATACCAGCAAATGGTCTAAATCCATAATTATCTGGTGTGTAAACTCTATTTACAAACCAAACATCACGTCCTTTAGTAGATGCCGTATTCAATAGATTCAAACCACGCATGAAGTGTGATGTTTCAAATTCGTTATATGCCACACCCAAATTAGTCTTTAGAATCCAATCATCTTCGACTTTCAATCCAAAGAAGTCTATCGAATACTTCTTTAGTTCGCCAGATGATGCGTCACCACTTAGATCCGCGACTGCACCATTTAGTTGAGCACCAAACAGCAATGAATCGCTATACTTCTGTTCGTAGCCGATACCGAAGACATTTGTTGTGTAGTTGTATGTGTCTTTTGTACCAGAACGAAGAGAATAGCCAGTCACATAGACTTGAGAATCCTTATTTACTGGACCTCTTGTTTTGATCTTGTTGTCAGATGCTTTGTTTCTTGACATTGGATCAGCCAGTGAATTCTCATTCTGTAGAGTGCTAATCTTGTCAAGCTTTGCAATCTGATCGATTCTTGTTGTAAAGCGTTGATTGTCTTGTGTTGTTACTACTTCATTTGCTACTGATGTTCCAGTTAGTATTTCATTGACAACAGCTGTTGTAGTAACAGGTGTTCCGTTTACTGTTGTAGTGGATCCATCACTCCATGTTTGAATTGTAGTTGGTGTTGTTACTGTAGTCGTAGTGATAGGTGTTGTGTGTGTAGTCACTGTAGTGATTGGTGTTGTTGCTACTGTAGTGATGTTACGATTCACTGAAAGTGTTGGATCTTGTCTTGTACCTGTGAATGTAGTCGTTGGAACATAAGCTGTTGTTCCTCTTGTGTTTGTCACAGTGGTCGTTGTAGTACCACGACTTGATGATTCTGAAACGATAGGTGTTCCAGAGGTTTGACTGACGATAGTTGGTGTAGGATTGCCTGCTGCAGCACCCTGTGCAGGTGTTGCAAGTGTAGTGAATCCTGCTGAGCTTGGAATTGTGCATGACGCAGCTGCGATAGATGTGTCTGCGCAAGGTCCTGCATACACGCCAAGTTGTATTGAGCCGCCATTACTTGTGTGATTACCCGATACTTCAAAGCTGATTGTGTATGTTGTTCCTGCTAGTAGGCTGATTCCTTGATAGATACCGTCAAATGTGCCAACAGCTCCATCGTACCAAACACCGCCGTGAGATCCGCCGATATTACTCCAAGTACCAGCAGCTGCGGGATAGGTGCCATTTTGATACCACACGCCCCAGTTTGTTGGTGCTTGAATTGTGCTTGGTCCGTTACTTGTGGTGATGTTGATTGCACCACCAGTTGTGAATGCTCCGTTTGTCAAAAGATTCGTTGTAGATCCTGATGCCGTCAATGACGCATTGTCAAATGTCCAGTACGCAGGATCTTGTCTAAATGCAAAACCGACATAGTTCGTTCCCGAAATATTTGGTGTAAACGAATACGAATAAGTCTGCCAAGAATTCGGCGTATTATTTGTAACCGTACCAATATATCCCGAAGGAAGACTTTGTGATAATGCTATAGATGTTGCGAATAAAGTGACAAAAAGTAGAAGACTATTCAGTATCCTTCTTGTCTTTGTTTGCATATGTATCCCTCATCATTAGAACGATGTTGATTTTTTGATTAAGTCTAATCAAATCATTGTCCAGCATTCTAACGCGGTCGATCAATGCAATCAGGACTGTGTTTGCTTCAGATAACACAGGTTTGATTTCTGCCGTAGCCCATTTCCATACGTAGAAAATGAGATAACCCATACCGCCAGCAGCAACGATAGGGAATCCGTATTTGTTGATTAGTTGTACGATATCCATGTTCAGTCCTTTCTTGCGTCGTTTTTACCGTCGGCTCTTGCGAGTCTGTCGGTGTCAGGTCTGACATGTAGTGCTGTAGAGATCAAAGTGTCAATTCTCACGATGTCATGGTTCATAGTCTTGACGCGATTGTCAAGAGCCATAATAATCCCACTCAATCCTTTTACTGAACTTTGAACGCCGGCTAAGATAAATTTAAGCGTAAGAAAAACAAAGTATCCGCCTGCTATTGAAGATGCAATTGGAAATCCAACTTCCGCCACCAGCTTGAAGAATTCTGCTTCCATGGTATACTCCCATAATTAGCGGTGACGAGAGTATTTAGTAAAGATTACTTCTTCCACTCTTTAGGTTTATTGAAATTAGCTCTTGAGAATTCGCCACGATCAACAAGTTTCACAATGTTATCTCTATGCTGTACAACATATCCTTCTGGATCTGTCTCGGTTCCATCAATGCTTTGTGTCATTGGATTCTCTGTTTTCTGTGCCTTATTCAAGGCAGAAACAAGAATATTTTTTGCTGACTGAACGTGATGATGAATCTGTAATGCTTTTGAAAAATTATCTTCATATGCATCATGGTGAGCAAGAGCTGCATTCATTCTTTCTGTAGCAGCGGCTTTACCTTTTTCGGATTTTAGTTTATCAACGTCTTTTTGCATACGAGTTTCTATATGCTTGCGAAGACCTTGTGTTGATGGCTTTTCACCAGTTCTTACGGTTTGATTAATATAAGTTGAAAAATGATCATCATGTTGATTTACTATATCATGATGATCATCGCTCAAGCTATCATGTACCTGCTGGGCCAGATCGAGGTGATTGAAGACTTTGTCGCTATCTCTTTTTCCAATGTGGTTTCCATTTCCCAATCTAATTTCCGGAGAAACTAAATGCACATCGCGATGTGGTCTGAATACAGATTGGTCGCGAAGTGGTGATGCTTGTAATGTTTCTGGTCTATCTGGATCGCCATCTATTTGCGTATGAACAGCAAATCCGATCTTAGAATTGATTGCTGCTTTGCCTTCTGGTGTATTTGTAGGAATATGATATTTTAGAGTATTTGGTTTGAATACAATCTTGTTTCCGTCTTTATATCTTTCTCCAGAATCATGCATGAAGTCGCCTTGATAAACTCCAGTTTCTGGAGTAACTTTAGGCAAGTGTTCTAGTGCTGAGTGCATTTTTTGTGCAAGACCAGGAGAGTGACCAAAATACTGATCTACTTCATCGTGCGATGTAGCAAGTTTTGGCACTTTACCATATGCCGAATGCTTTGTTGCGACAAAGAATTTTCCTGTTCTTGGATGACGACCAAAGACAACTGCAGGAGCTCCATCGAGTTTGGTCGAGATATGTGTGTCGCCCAAATCTCCAGACTTTAGACCATTATGAATCGTGCTAAGAGTTGATAGCGCATGTTCAAAACCTAAGGGACTTTTGATGGCGTTGTCTTCAGGATGTTCCTGATGCTTGGCCGATGCAATACCTTCAGCAGCGGCAGCTTCATTGATAAGCAAATATGATTTGAAACTTAGCATTTTTTACGTCCTATTTTTATTATATCTTAGGTTCTCCGGAACTCTTTACGCCACCGGTCGGATCGCTCTGAGATATAAATTTGATTCTCTGACGAGCAATTTCTTTTCCACCATGAGTAAAAACTATACTAGTTCCTCTTCTATGAACTTTCAACTGCTTATGATCAGTCAAATATGGTGCATAATGCTCATGCGGATTTACTGCATGAAAATGATGCTCGCCACCAGAACCAGAATACGTTGTATGTCTCAAATGATGATGTCCTTGTTTTTGCAAAGGAGTCTGATGCGCCTGCAGAATATGGGTTTTTATGTGATGCGCCAATTCTTCTGTACTCAAAGACTCTAAGTGTTTATGTGTATCTTTTGCTATTTTGTTTAGAGTATGTGTATTTAATTCTCTCAATCTCTTTTGAACTGTGTTCGGATGATCTTTTACATATTTTTTCTGCTCTTTTTTATTCATACGCTCAATTTCAGGAAACTCTTTACGAACTCGTTTTCTGTGTTTTTCCAATGTTTCTTCTGCACCATGCATTGAAGCCATTCCAGGATTAGATACAGGAACATGTTTATTTCTTGAATCTGTAACTTTCAAGCTTATTCCATGATATCTCTTTTTTCCCCTCTTATCTCTTGTATGAATCATGATATCAGATGCATCTTCTTTTTGAGTAGATTCCACACCTGTAGATTTTCCTACGTCGCCCGTTTTAGATGTCCAATGAACATTTTCAATTTTATGACCGTGATGTTTTTCAATATGATGTCTAATATGTTCTGCTGCTTGTCTAGCTCTTTTGTTGATTTTATCATATTCTTCTTTGCTAACTTTGGCTTTTAACATATCATGCGCTTGTTTGGGAGACATTTGGTCTTCATTTTTATATTTTTCCATGTGTTGACCACCGCGCAAGTGATAGCCAACAAGCAATTCATGAAGTTTTCCTTTAGTATCCGCACCAGCACCGGATCCAGTTTCTTCCATCAATATTGTATTTTCGTATATTTCTTCTTCAGTCAAGAAGTCTTTGAATTTTATTAGTTCCATTTTTCTTTCTCTTCTTATCTAGAAACTTCTTCCCAATCCATTGATGCAAGGATATCTCCACCGTTCGTACTTCCAGTAGCAACAAGCGTCAATTCAAATGGAGTACTTGTGAACGAATTGCGCTCCAACTGAAACTTGAACAATGCTTCTTTCAAAATGTCTGTTGCAACAGACGAAAGTGCAGTTGAGGCTGAATAACCAGATGCCAAAGTTCGTCCTCCACTAAATCCTGTTCCTGTTATGTTATATTCAACAGCACTAGTAGCTCCAGCACTCACCCAAGTTCCACCAGTAGTTGTTCCATTAGTAACTACTTGCCAGTTGTAATTGCAGTTATTCGTGATACCCAGAATAGAAAGTGCTGTCATAATGACAATCGCGTCCAATCTATTAGGGGATGTTTTTAATCGTATGGAAATTACAGGATAATAAGTTCCTGCTGTTGGTAGATCCGTTGGAGCCGTTATCGGAATAGAAATTGCTTGCTGCGCTCCGCGAAGTTCATACCCACCTTCAGATATTGCAGAAGAACAAACCTGTTTCATTACACTTGAATTAGCAGTAGCGCCGTTATTGTTCTTTATTTCCAATCTAAACGGAAGTGATGCTGTTGTCATGTACGTGGATTCTATGAGATTTGCATGATGAAATGAATGACAATGAATAAATCTACCATTAATGACAAATCCACATCGTACAGTTCCAAGCCCAAGCCATTCGATGTCAGTGAACATGATTTGCGCTTTAGTTATGTCTAACGTTATTTTAGATGGACTCGAAGTTACATTACCTAGAAGTGTATCGATATTCCAATTAGCTTGTGCAACTCGCGTCTCGCCTAGTGTTCCGCTAACATGATTTCTTTCTACAAAATATAGATTAGATCCGTCAAGTTCTAGATATATTCCGTTGTTTGCACCAAAATAACCAACTCTCTGACGCAAATTTGTTTGTGCAGGATTAAGGACAAACGTGTTTAGAATCTGAAGAGACTTGCCTGGCTGATATGAAAATACTTTCGTCGTTTCACGAATAATTTCAGCATTCGCAGTCGTAGGCAAAGCCAAATTGATTAGACCCGCATTTCCGTCAAACGTAACTGTAGTTCCGCTAGAGTTTGATGTCGCCCATAGCCCATTGTCGTTATATCTATGAGATGAGTCGAATAGTGTTAGTGGAGTAGAGACTCTTGAACGACCAAATGCATCTACTGCCATTCCCGACGGATTGCCACCCGGTATGACATTTCCATACATATCTGTCGTCAAATTCACTTCGTATATTGTCTTATTCGCACCCCAAAATTCGTGCGTATCAATTCTGTATTGAGTCATCCATATCTCCAAGATTACTCAATATTTAGTCTTTCGTAGTAGCCAACTTATCTGCTATAGAATAAAACAACTGAGCCGTAGATTGATTTCCCATGAATTTGACATACATGCCTTGAACCACAGCTAAAAGTGAACCATTTATAGCCATGAACTCTTCGCGGGTTTTAGCACGATCCAATATTACATGTGCGTCTGTCATCGTGTTACGCATTAATTCTTCCAAGTTTTCCATTCAATACTCCCAGATTCTTATATGTCTTCTTTAGCAATCTTTTCATCACCGGATGATGACTCTCAAATTGCTTCTTGTATATCTTCAATGTTTGAGAATTGTCCCATCCATATCTATGAACTTCAATGGCAATGTCATAGGAGTATGCATCGATTTCATCTCTTTCGGCCAAATATTGCTTCTCCTTGCTACCCGTTCGACACATTGAAAATGAATCCGTGGGCAGTTCGTCTCTCTTCAAGTATTGCTGATGGTGTATGTACTCATGCTGTATCGTTTGTGCAAGATAAAACCTAAACTGGTCTGGATCTTCTATATTGATCATACCCTTGCTTTTCTTTGGAATAATCAATAGTATTTCTATCTTTTGCAGCTCCTCAATATAGAATCCTGCAATAGTGTAATCTTCATTATCCAGATTACTAGCTCTTTCAATATTGAATTTTACGTTATCGAACAACTTTGATACTCTCTTCTTCAACTCAATGGCTTTTGTCGTACCCTTTGGTATGTCTATGCCATTGAGAAGAAGAATGAGAGTATTGAAGATGAACATGTTATGTTACAAAAAAGCGAGGCGTGAATCCGTCAAAGCCTCCACCGGACATTAGATGCATGAGCATTGAAATTGCATCGTCTTCAAATATGAATTTTGCAATTGTCTGCTCGGTTTGCGTCTCAATTACATTCCATGTAAACGTATCGTTGTTATGCTGAACAAGTTCATAATAGTAATTTTCAATTGCCATATTACACCTTCAATCCTGAGTTTTTGAATTTGCTTTTATCAAATGAAGAATTCATTAGCTTGCTTGCAGTAGCATCATCGATTCCTTTCCGTTGTCCCGAATCTTGAATATCATCTTGTGCAGATTGTTCAACATCATACAAACGCATCTTTGCACGATCAATCCCCAAGACAAATCTCTTGTTTGCTGTCGGATCATTATATCGATTCTTCAATTGCTTGACCATGATCTGGTTCAATGCTTCCAACTCTTCAGTAGAAATCAAAGCTGCCATGAAGTCTGCTGTCGCGGGAAGACCAAACGATTCCGAAGTATCAGTCAACTCTACATCCGTGCTAGCAAAGCCAGACCTGGTTGTCTGCGTAGCCGATACAATAGGAACCTTGAACTCGACTGCCAGACCACGAAGTTCTTCGGCAATCGCCTTGATATAGGTATACGAATTGATATTTGATCCGGGTTTCACTCTAGCTGAACAGCAAATATTCAAGTAGTCGATGAATATTATATCTGGACGAAAACTCTTCTTCAGCATCAACTCATTCAACAATGTTCTGAAATGAGTGGTGGAAGCAAGAGCAGTTGGATATTCCTTGATGATCAACTTACCAACTGTACTACGACGAACCTTTTCGACCTTCTTGTCATAGACATCTTTTGGAAGAGAGGATAGGTCATCAAGAGTTACGTTGAGTAGATTTGCATCAATACGTTCCGCAATCTTCTCTTCAGCCATTTCCATGGTGACATATAGAACATTGTATCCCTGAACCAGACACGCTGATGCGACATGGCACATGAACAACGATTTACCGACACCAGTACCAGCAAGAAAGATGTTTAGAGTCTTTGCTGGTAGACCACCCTTCGTGATCTTGTTCATGAAATCAAGATCAAACGGAATCTTCTTCTCGGTCTTGTGATAGAAGTCATATCGTGCATCCGAGTCATTCAAATAATCATGACCGACATGACTATCAAAGCTGACTGCGAGTGCATCGGAAAGAATTTGAGGAATGGCACCCTTGTCTTTTGTAGACTTGGAGTTTTGATCAAGAATGCCAATCGATTCAAGAACAGCATTATAG